ATTACTACTTAGGAAGTGGCGCAAACGTGCGTCCACAAAAACAGAAAAAAGGTAATGAAAACAATGGCTTACTTAACAAACACAAGCTTTTTGACTGCTGGCGTTGAATTAGAGTTTCACAATAAGCGTGGACAATACCGCTCAATTGATCAATGGCGTACGCTTTTGACAGATGCCGGTTTTGATTGGTTGCTGGTAAAATATGACGGTTCAGCAAATGTTGACGTTGAAATTGTCTTTCCGCCAATGCCAGCACATGGGGCTGGCGGTGCAATGGATGATATACGCGCCGTCATGCAATTTATTGAAACCAATGGCGGCAAGGTATCTAAAAAAGGTTGCGGTTTACATGTCCACATTGGCAACCGTGCGGTAAAAGATATATCACCGGCTTACTATTGGACGCATTCAAAAGGCACAATGGCATCAACCGGCGCATTTTTTATGCCGGTTGATAATCAATGCCATGATGTAATGCCAATGGCGTTAGTTAAGGATGTGATTATCAGATACGCCAATCAACAAAACGATGTTGATTTACTATTGCCACCATCAAGACGGGAAAATGGATGCCAAGCGCGTTTCTGCCATTCTATCCGCCGCATTGGTGACAATGGACGCAATCATGACGAGTTCAACAATGCGACAAGCGCGAATGAATTAAACCAAATTTTGGGGCGCAAATTTGCGGCAGTCTCTCTTGATACATGGGCGCGTGTTGGCACCATTGAATTTCGCCAACATCAAGCCACATTAGAAATTGCCAAGCTTGAAGCATGGTGCCTGCTCATTGATGCCATGTTTAGGCATAGTGATGCCAACCGTATTGACTATAGCGCGTCGCGTACCGTCCAAACGTCCACACCCGAGCAACCATATCGCAACGGCTCGCGCATTGGCATGATGTGGGAAACAATTCGGCGCGATGGTGGTTCAACCGTTGCCGATATATCAAGCGTTACAGGTTGGGATGCCGGAACCATTCGCGCTAGGGTATCTGAAATGCGCGCGGCACATGGTGATGACGCTATCATTTGCCACAATATGCAAGCCTATGGTCATTCATATGGCGACAGCCAAGGCAATCATGACCTTAATGGATATGAGGCAATCCAATCGGTAACGCGAACCATTGAAGGCGAAGCGGCATTGCTTCCCGAAAACAGGCTTGGCATTGCGTCAATCTTTGCAGGCTTGGATGATCAAACCTATGAATATCTCAATTCAAGACGTAATGCGCTAAACTAGCGCATTACACAAAACCGCGACTGGGGCGCTTTACAGCGCCCCTTTTTTTGTGCGGTAGGTTACCAGCAGCCGAACAATTGTACGCCATAGGCGCGGCGCTATGGGCTATTAACGCAATGTTTGCATCTAAGGTACCCTATGCCTTGGCAATATGTGACAAGATCGGGACGGGACGGGTATCGTCCCCCCCTTTTCTGTCAGCTTGACAGGCTGACACGTTGCGCCAAGTTCCCCGCAAACAACCACCAAAAAATTTTAAAAAAAAATTTTATATCATATTTCCCTTGATTGTTTGCAATCTTTGCACTAAGTTATATGAAACAACCAAAGGAGGGGTAAATGCCTAAGTTTTTATTAAAGATCAGCGAGGATCCTATTGAGTTTGAGGCTCCTAATGCTGAAGCGTTCCTGGAAGCATGGAAGGGTGTGTTTCCGTGGGAGTATGACAATGACAACACATTCATGCGTATGGCAGCAAGGTCTGCATGCGACTGGAGTGGCAAGTCTATCAGGTTTGATACTGTTGAGGCATTCGCTGCCGACATGATTGACGCTGGTATGCTTGAGGAGGTGGAAGATGTACAAGGCTAAAGACTCCTACAGTATGTGGGACAGCAAGACGTTGGTAAAAAAGCGTAAGGAGCTTAACGTAACGCAGATGCACATGGCCCGGTCTTTGGGCGTGAGTCATCGAATGTATTGTTACTACGAGAGTGGTGAGCAGGACATTCCGCGTTCTATAGAATTATCTGTGCGTTACATGGAGAACACGAAGGGCAGTGACGTTTTGATGCCGACAGGCACGTTAAGTAACTTTGACAAGGATCGTATAGAGCGTTTGTGTAGTGCGTTGAGCGGCGTGGAGGGTACAGACGCTCATATCGACAAGGTTTTGAGGCAATCAAAGACCGAGTTAGAGTATCTGTTGTCAAAGTTTGAATAATAAACTATCATTGGCCTCGTGTATTTTTCATAGAGGGTTAGAGCATGACAAGTTTCATGGGGCCAATGGCACCTCCACCGCCTGCACAGCCGCAGCCACAGGCTATGGATTTTCAGACAGATCCTAATAACAGGCAGCGTTTTCGTCAGTTTTTGAACAATCGCATGCAGCCTCCCATGATGCAGCAGCCGTCTATGATGCAGGCTCCTATGATGCAGCCTCCGGCGCACATGCCTCCCATATTACCTGAGATAGATATATTTGCGCCACAGGGTTATGCTGACGGCGGCATTGTTGGTTTTTCTAATGGTGGTAGTACACAGCCGATTGAGCAAAGGGTTATGAAGAATGGTCAGATAGGTCTTTTCAGGGGCCAGACTTTTCTTGGTTTTAAGCAGGAGCCTGAGAAAGAGAAAGAGTCTCCTCTGTTAAGTCTTGCTAAGTTCAAGGAAGTTCTTGGTCTTGAGGATGGTGGTTCTGTGCCACCGCGCCGTACAGACATTCGTGGTCAGGATCACATGTTGTCGTATATCACGCCTGATGAGGCTGATATTCTTATGGCCTTGGGTGGATCTGGCGAAGCTGGTCCTATGGGTATACCAGCTTACATTCCAGATGATGGAAATCGTGGAAGTGGCAATGACACATCTAACGCTCCAAGCGGCCCTTCTGGTGGCCCTTCTGGCGGTGATTTTGGCGGCTCTGACGCTGATGAGGAAGGTGACGCATCACAGGTAGAAGACATGTTTGATAGTTATGATGACAGTGGCTCTGATGCCGATGAGCAGGGTGATGCCATAGCAGAGCAGGCTGTTATTGATCAGATTATTAGTGATAACGATAGCGGTGACGCGATCAATCAAGCGATACAGAACGCTATGTCTTCTGGCAGTGATAGAGTTGGTGCTGGTTTTGTGGATCCTGCTAACGTGGGTAACGTAGGCACAGGTCCGACTCCAGAGGTTAATTTAACTAGAGATACCCGCGATCCAGAATCATATGCTGTAGTTAATCCAACTGGCATTGCTGCTGTTGATAATCGCTCTACTAGGGGGCCTGATTCTGGCAGAGGGGTTGGGCTTCTTGGCTTAGATGATTTGTTAGCCGATCAGTTTACTGAGCGTGGTTTGGTCACGGATGCGGATCCAAGAAGCAATCAAGTAGTTCTTGGCGGCGGCACTGACAACATGAATCTTGTAAACACATCTCCCAATGATTTAGTAGACATAGGCGCTGCTGGGTTGGGTGTTAATCCTAATCCAAACATTCCAGACATGGCGACAGGAACGCCGGACCCTAACGTCAATATGTTGGATGATTCTGATGACACTACAGCGACTCCTGCACAAAATACTCTTGGCATGGAAGATGAGTATCTTGATGAGGATATTGCCGCTGGCTTTGGGCCGGGTGGAGGTGGCTTAGACACTTTTGCTTCCAGACAGCAACGTGCCGCAGATTACGCCAAAGATATGGGTTATGACCTTACTGATCGTTCTGTGAACAAGCGGGGTGCAGAGCGTGGCTTTGGCGGTATTACCGATCAGCAAAGAGCAGATTTAGAAGATCGTGCCGCACGGTCAATATTTGGTGATACGTTTATGAATACTCCAAGAAACATTAACAAGATATTGGATGACAACAGAGCCACGGGCATTTACACAAATCCTGATGGCACAGTTCGTGGTGTAACAGGTCTACCGGATCCTGAAGCTTTTGGTGGCTTGATGCAGCAGGGCGTTAATTTCGTTGGTGGATTTATGCCCAACTTCATTGGTGAAACATACACTGGCACAGGTGCGGATCCTTTTGATCGTGGTGAAGATCCGGGGGGTTCCGGCGGTGACGGTCCAGATCAGCGAGTCAAGGCTCCAGCAGATCCATGCCCACCCGGGTATAGCTTGGTGAATGGCACATGTACACCAGTAGCAGACAGTGGAGATGGTAATCCTCCCGGCATTGGGGGGATAGGCACAGGACAGCCTCCGCCACCTCCGGCACCTGTGATTGTTCCGTCACCTCGTCAGTCCATGCCATTTGTAGGCACGATGCCTTCTGGTTATGGCACTGCTGTAACAGGTGGTGTTAATCCGCAGGTTATGTCAGAGATGCAGAAGTATGCACAGTTACTGTCGCGTCCACAGCCACAATACCCTGTTGGTTTAGCAAATGGTGGCCCTGTATCTTCCAACTTGGATATGGCAGCGGACAACTTCTTAAAGGCATTGATGCCAGCGGCTTAGTAAATGGATGAAGTCCTTGATATACCTACTGAGTTTCTGACTGATGCGGAGCTTGAGTCTCTTGGCAAGCATCTGGATAAGTACAAGGAGCTTCATGACAGGGAAGAGTATCAGGACAAGTTTTTAAAGTTTGTAAAGCATGTCTGGCCTTCATTTATTGCTGGTGATCATCACAAGATTTTTGGTGATAAGCTGGAGCGTGTAGCGAGGGGCGAGTTAAAGCGTTTAATCGTTAACATGCCGCCGCGTCATACGAAGTCCGAGTTTGCCAGTTATTTATTCCCTGCGTGGGTTATGGGGCAGAAGCCTCAGACAAAGATTATTCAGGCAACGCACACGGCGGAGTTGGCTGTAGGTTTTGGTCGTAAGGTCAAGAACCTTTTGGACAGTGATATTTACCGTGATGTTTTTCCTGACATACAGTTAGCTAGAGATGCGAAGGCCAGTGGTCGTTGGTCTACGGATATGGGTGGGGAGTATTACGCTGTTGGTGTAGGCGGTGCGCTTGCTGGTCGTGGTGCTGATCTTTGTATTATTGACGATCCTGTATCAGAGCAGGATGCGTTATCACCAGCCGCGCTGGATAATATTTACGAATGGTACACATCAGGACCGAGACAGCGACTACAGCCGGGCGGCGCGATTATCATTGTGATGACGCGGTGGAGCATCAGGGATTTGACAGCGAAGGTTTTGCAAAAGCAGGCCGAGGGCGGAGCGGATCAATGGGAAGTTGTAGAGTTTCCGGCGATATTTCCCGATACAGACAACGTGTTGTGGCCCGAGTTTTGGAGCAGGGACGAGCTAGAAGGCGTTAGGGCTTCTATACCTGTTGCCAAGTGGAACGCACAGTATCTTCAGAATCCTACTGCTGAAGAGGGTGCGATTATCAAAAGGGAGTGGTGGAATGTTTGGGATCATGATGATCCACCTGTCGTTGATTACATCATCCAGTCGTATGACACGGCGTTCACAAAAAGCGAGAGGGCCGATTATTCGGCTATTACGACTTGGGGTGTGTTTCATCCTGACGAGGGTGATGAGGCTGCGATCATATTGCTGGACGCTGAAAAAGGTCGATGGGAGTTTCCAGAGCTTAAAGACGCGGCGATGCGCTTGTATGAGGAATTTGAACCAGACATGGTGTTGATAGAGCAAAAGGCATCTGGAACGCCGTTAACGCAGGATTTGCGTAAGATGGGCATTCCTGTGTCTGGATTTACGCCGGGGCGTGGCGCAGATAAGTTTTCTCGTATGAACGCTTGTTCACCTGTGTTTGAGTCAGGTATGGTTTACGCTCCCGATACCAGATGGGCAGAAGAAGTCATTGAGGAATGTGCGTCATTTCCCAATGGAGAGCATGATGACTTGGCGGATTCGATGACACAGGCTATACTGCGTTTTAGGCAGGGTAGTTTTATACGCACCCGTTCAGACGAACAAGATGATGATTTTGCAAATTACAAGCGTAGCAGGGAGTATTACTAATGGCTGGTGAAAAACGTAAACTTTTAAAGAAGTCTGATTTGAACGGCAATAAGCCGACTAGCGCATTGGATGCAGCTTTGAAGGCTCCTGTAGGTTCTGGGTTTTTTAAGGCTATGGCGGCTCATGCTGGAGAAAAGCTTTTTGGCAAAAACAAGAAGAAACAAAAATTTGAAACTATTGATGGCATGAAAATCGCTGTTCGTAATAATGGTGGATCTGTTAAAAGAATGAACAACGGCGGCGCGGTCATGCTGGGTCGTGGCGGCAAATTTAAAGGAGAGTTCTAATGGCACCTAGAAAACCAGCGGTACCAAAGAAGAAAAGCAAAAATATAAAGAATGCTTCTGCTATGGATATTGTGACAGCGGTTGCGCCGCATCTCCAAGATATTATTAATTATGGCGCACATGGTACGGCGGCTCTCGGCGCAGGAGCGTTAGGGTATGTGCCTTACAAGCTTAAACAAATTGGGAAAAAGAGTGTTACCAAAAAGAACAGGGGCGGTGTTGTAAAAGGCTTCAGTCCCATAGCCCGTCCACAACGATTTAAAGGAGTATTCTAATGAAAGGCGGATTTGCACGGAAAAGAAAGCTTGGTAAAGCTTTGTCTGGTGGTTTGTTAAGTCAATTGCTAGAAGGGACTGGCAATACTATATCAAACGCTGATAGAGCTAGGTTGCAAGCGATGATGGGTTCCGCAGGTGCGGGGGCTGGAGCAGCCGCTGCTTTAGGGGGGTCTGGAAATTCCATATCAAATGCTGATATGGCTAGGATTCAAGAACTTTTAGGTTCTATGAAAAGTCCACGGCCTAAAACTGACAGACAGCTTATGCAGTTTGAAGACGGCGGCAAGGTCAAGAAGCCTAAAAAATACACAGGTCCATTGCCAAAGCCAAAGCCGAAGATGACCCCCATTGAGAAATTTACTGGCAAACGTAGTGTTAACAAGTCCCTTTCAGAAGAAGAAAAAAAGTATATTGGTGACAAAATGGCTGGGAAGGTTGTTGAAAAGATGAAAAAAGGCGGCGCGGCTGTTCCATCTGAGTTCAAGGGCTTTTCTAAGTTGCCAGAGGCAGTGCAAGTAAAAATGGATCCTGTTGCGGCTAAAAAATATAACGGCGGCGGCGAAGTTCGCGGCATGGGCAGGGCTTATATGGGTGCGTCCAGAAAAGCTAAGATAAGGTGATGTTATTGGATTTTGGTGTTATAGTACGAGAGAGGCTGGCTTATGGCTATGCGGTCATGATTGATGCCCTTCTCGTGATTGCGCCGAAGTCAGCCTCACCCAAAAAAAGGATTAGATATGGCTATTGAAAAAGGACTAGGGGCTACAGGTGATATTCCAATCCCCGAAGAGGCTATTCAGGCTTCTATTGATGTAATAGAACTGCCAGAAATGCCCGGTGTAGCTGAAATGGACGATGGTTCAGCTATTGTTGGGGAGCTTTTAGAGCAAGATCCTATGGCTGCACAGGATGTTCCTTTTGATGCAAACTTAGCCGAATTTGTTGATGATTCAGAGTTAACAAGAATTTCATCTGATCTTGTTAATGAAATCGAAGAAGATATGTCTTCTCGCCAAGACTGGGAAGATACATACAAGCGAGGCATTGAGCTTCTGGGCATGAACTATGAAGAGCGTAGCCAGCCTTTTGAGGGAGCTTCTGGCGTTGTGCATCCTCTGCTTGCCGAGTCTGTCACACAATTCCAAGCTCAAGCTTATCGTGAGATGCTGCCAGCGGGTGGCCCTGTTCGCACACAGGTTATGGGTGCCGATACTCCAGACATTGCTTTGCAGGCGCAACGTGTCAAAGATTATATGAACTACATGATTACCTACGAGATGGAAGAGTATGATCCTGAAACAGATCAGATGCTTTTCTATTTACCGATTATTGGTTCTACATTTAAGAAGATTTACTTTGATCCTTTGCTTCAACGTGCAGTTAGCAAGTTTGTGCATGCTGAAGATCTTGTTGTTCCTTACGGAGCGACAGATTTACTGACATCTCCTCGCACAACTCATGTTATTCGCATGGATAAGAATGAAGTATTGAAGCTCCAACTCTCCGGCTTCTATCGTGAGACAGATATTGATGGCAATATGGAGTCTGATGATTATAGCGAAATTCAGGAGTCTGTTGACAAGGCTCAAGGCGTACAAATGTCTGGATCTGGCTCTGAAGAGGTAACTCTTTACGAAGTTCATACATCTCTTGACCTTGAAGGCTTTGAGGATATGAAGGCAGACGGCGAAATGAGCGGTTTAAAGCTGCCTTACATCGTGACAATTGTTGAATCTACAGGCGAAGTTTTGTCCCTGCGTAGAAATTACTCTCAAGATGACCCTATGATGCGTCAAAATCAGTATTTTGTGCATTATAAGTTTCTTCCGGGCTTGGGTTTCTATGGATTTGGCCTTACGCACATGATTGGCGGCTTATCTCAAGCCTCTACAAGCATTTTACGGCAGTTAATTGACGCTGGTACGCTTTCTAACCTTCCTGCTGGTTTTAAAGCTCGTGGCGCTCGCATTCGTGATGAGGATGAGCCTCTACAACCCGGTGAATTTCGTGATATTGACGCTGCTGGCATGGATATTCGCCAGTCTCTTATGCCTTTGCCGTTTAAAGAGCCTTCACAGACCCTGTATAGCTTATTAGGCTCCTTAATTGACTCAGGAAGGCGCTTTGCGTCTATGGCTGACGCGAAGGTAGGGGAAATGGGCGGAGAAACGCCTGTAGGCACTACAATGGCGATTATGGAGCGTGGCACAAAGGTTATGTCCGCAATCCATAAAAGGCTTCATTATTCACAGAAGATTGAATTTAAGCTTTTAGCCAACATATTTGCCCGTAACATGGCTTCTATGTACCCATATGCGGTTCCGGGTGCGCCTCCAGAGATTAAACAGCAGGACTTTGATGACCGCATTGATGTTTTGCCTGTTTCAGATCCCAACATCTTTTCTATGTCGCAGCGCATTGCTTTAGCGCAAACGCAGTTACAGCTTGCTCAATCAAACCCTGAAATTCATGGTGGTCCGCAAGGTCTTTATCAGGCGTACAGAAAGATGTACGAAGCTCTTGGTGTGACAAACATTGACAGTGTTTTGCCTGTCCCGCCACAGCCTCAACCGATGAACCCTGCAAAAGAAAACCAAGAAGCTTTGCGGAATCAGCGATTGCAGGCGTTCCCAGAACAGAACCATGCAGCTCATATTGAGGCTCATTTAGCTATGTTGTCTACACCAGTAGCGCAGGCCAATGCTAATATAATCATGACCATTCAAGGCCATATTTCAGAGCATATTGCCATGATGTCCGAGTCTCAGGCTCAACAGGAGATTATGGCTGAGTTGTCTCCTGAAGCCCAGATGATGATGCAACAAAATCCACAGATGGCGCAGCAAGTTCAGAATGAAGTCCAAAATCGAGCCGCAGAAATTGCTGGTGAGATGACTGAACAGTATGCACAAGCAGTTGCTCCTGCTGATCAATCCGATCCTTTGGTAGCGATCCGGCAGCAGGAGCTTTCATTAAGAGGCGCTGAAATACAGGAGAAATCACGCCAATTTGAAGACAAGCAACAGTTAGAGCGAGAGAAAGAGCGTAATGACATTCTCTTAAACCAGCAAAGAATTGATCTATCTGAAGAAGCTAATTCGGAAAAGGTCCGAATAGCAGAGGATAGAATTAAGACCCAGCGTGAAATTGCTGCGGCAAACCTACGGAGTAAAATGCAATGAGCGCAAGTTCAATCAATCGACAGGTAGCTGAAATAGAAAAAGCTAAAAAGGTGGAGCGTAGAAAAGCTTTAGCAGGAGAGAATGTTTACTCTGCTGACAGGGTTGTTTCTGCTCCTGTAATTGAAGAAAAGCCAGTAGAGCCACCAGTTGTTAATGTTGTGGACTCTGGAGAAATTAAGGCTAAACCAGCGTTTTTTAAAAAATCTGCCCCTAAAAAGAAGTCCAAAAAATGACAGATAAAACCCCTCCTCTGAAAGATGTTTTAGGCGGCTTAACTGAAGAGCAGCTAAACATAATGAAAGAGGCTATGAAGGCAGGCAAGAAAGGTTTTAAATATGATACGAAAACTGGGCAACTCGATTTTGGATTTAATGGAGGCGGTGCAGTCTGCCGTGGTCAAGGTCGTGTCTCGCGTAAAAGAAACTTTAAAATCTATTAATGGCTAAGAAGCTTTCAGAAAACTCTAGGTTCGCTCAATTTGACCTAGATAATGACGGCACTGTGACCGATGATGAAATCGCTCACGCAAAGGACATGCTTGAGCTAGAGCTTCGTGAGGAAAAGGCTGATGCCCAAAAGCGAATGGCTTGGATTGCTGTGGCTAGTATGGTTGGTTTCGCGCTTTTGCCGCTGGTTCCGTGGATACCAGAGAGCAGACTAGCTTTTCTCGCTAGTTTAAGTGATATGCTGTTTCTTAGCCAAGCATCTATTGTAGGCTTTTATTTCGGCGCACAGGCGTATATGGCGAAGAAATAATGTATCAGGCAATTGTCATTGCCTGCATGATTGCAAGTCCTCAGACTTGCGTGACTTTTGAGGGGCAACAGTGGTTTGATGTGGAAAGAGCTTGTAAATATCGTGCGTTGCAAATGGCAAGTGACGTTCATAGATATTACAAGGGCTATAAACCTGTTTCTTGGAAGTGTGTGTATTTACCAAAAGGGAAGTTGGGCGCATGACGGAAGAAAAGAAAAAGCCTGTTGAAGTTAATGTTGGGCAAAACAGCTTTGAACTTGTTTTGCGTATACTGGGTAATGAATTTGTAGCAATTAAAATTGGCTCAACTAACTTTAGCGGCAAGCTAATAGCTGGTTCAATCCTGTTGCTTTTCTTTACCTTTATCATGCTTGAAGTCTTTGGCTTGTCGAAAGTTCTGGGTGTTGAGTAGTGGCAACCAAGATAAATGAGAACACTGAATTATCAATGCCGATACGCAACCTCATGGCGATGGTTGTAGGGGCGGCTATAGGTACATGGGCATATTTTGGGATCATCGAACGCCTAAATACGATTGAAAATAAATTTGTATTGATAGAAGCAGACTTAGGACAAAACACAGAGTTCCGCATAAAATGGCCTAGAGGTGATATGGGTGTTCTGCCAGCCGACAGTGAACAGTATATGTTGATTGAACATTTAGCAGAGCAACTTGGAAAGCTTCAAGAACAGATAGATGAAGGTCGCGCTCCGCATGACCAGCAGCAAAAGCTGACGTTAGATTTTTATGAAAAAAGAATTACAAACATAGAAAGCCAAATAGAGAAGATGCGTAATGGAACCAATCATAATTAAGACTATGACGTTGATTTTGTATATGAGCGGAGATGTTTCAGAGCATACCGCTTATGAGAAGATTTCTAAATGTCTGAAAGCCAAGCGCACCATTGAGCGTAATCTATACAAAAAGTCCACTTCTGTGCGGTATTCTTGTGAAAATAAGACAGTTGAGGTATCAAAGAACACAGATGGCACAAACTATATTGTGAGGATCATAGAATGATACAGGCTCTTATAGGACCACTAGGAAACCTTGCATCAACCTGGCTTGAGGGTAAGGTTGAAACCAAAAAAGCAGAGGCAGGTGCAAAGGTTGCTAAAGCCAAGGCTGAAGCTGTTATTATGGAGAAAAAAGCCACGGGAGAGATCGACTGGGATCTTAAAATGGCTGACGCATCTGCAAATAGCTGGAAAGACGAGTGGCTTACAATTTTGTTTTCTGTCCCATTGATCTTGGCATTTTGCGGAGAATGGGGTAGACAGATAGTAACGGATGGGTTCACAGCATTGAATGCCATGCCGGAATATTACAGATACACGCTTGGAATTATCGTAAGCGCAAGCTTCGGAACAAGAGCGGCAACAAAGTTTTTTGGTAAAAAATAATGGACGCTATACAATTAGCGGAATACATGTTGAAG